CTTCACGAAATGAGTCGCGGGAATGAACACCAGACAATCCAGGTGCAGATACCCTGTCCCGCTCAGCCGCTCTGCCCACAGTTGAAACTGCGTAGACTTTACGATGTCGTTGTTGCCGTGCGCCGCCCGCCAGCCCGATGGCGGAATCTGGACCCTCCCCAGCTCGATCAGTTGCCAACTGGTGTTCGTGATGTAGGCCGGCTCGTTGACCACGTGATCCGCGTCCGCCATTCCCGCTGACCCTTGTCGAATATCGAGCGCCACGGCCGTGCCGCTGTCCACCTTGCACCGGCAGAGCAGCTGATAGTGACCAAGCTGGTCCTGATAGTTGCTCGTCACGTCGGCCACCTTGATCGTCAGCCGCTTCACGCTCCCCGCCGCGGTAGCGAACGTCACCCGCACCCACCCCCCGCCCGACGCCCCGCCCCCCGTCTGCCGGTCCGCGTCCGTACCCAAAAGCGCATCGCTATCCTCGCACTCCCATGTGCTCAGGAAATTCGTGAATCCCGCGTAAACCGGCCGGATGCCAACCCAGACGCGATACAACGGTCCCGACCCCGACACGCCATTCAGAATCAATTTTCGGATGCGCGCCGGCGCCGTGCACGCTGCACCTGGCGTCAACGCCCACTGCCCCCCCAAGCAACTCAGTGTCGGCGTCGTATAGGTATCCGTGTCCACGTTCTCCCACAGCGGATGCCGCGTGATCGTCAACTGCGCGGCCAACGCCCCAAAGGGCATCAATGGCGCCATCCCCAGGCTCGCCGGATACTGGACCCCCAAGTCATAGACCAGGCTGCGCTTCGTGTTCTCGCCGGCCGCGTGCCACTCGAGCCACACGCTCTCGTCTGCTAATGGATCATTATGCCATCTGCGCGCCTTCTCCTGGAACGCCTCCAACGCCCCCACCGCCGCCAGCAGCGTCGCCCCGCTCCCCTGCCCGGTCAGCTCGAACGTCTCCACGATCGGGCTGTAACGCTGAAAACTGGCCGCCGCGCCGAACGGCGCATACTGCCACTGACTCTCCTGCGCCGGGGTGCGCGTCCCCCAGCGCCCTGCACGCAGTTTCAGCGCGCTGCCCAACAGGTCTACCGTCGTTGTCTGCCCCACGTTTGCCAGTCGCAACACCGCCGCCATGCGTCACGCTCCCATGAACTGATTCAGCCGGCGGTTGCGCCGCTCGTCAATCATCGCCAGCGTCAATGCCGCCGCCGCCTGATCGTTGATCACGATCGAATACGAATCCCCGCTCACGAACACCGCTGGTCGTTGCGCCGTCCCACCTCCGGCCGCCACGCGCACCGGCGTCAACCCGCCCCACGAAACCTCCACCGTCGGCTGCCACAGCTGGCCCGCCGCCGTCTCGAGCGCCTCCTGCCACCGCGCCAACACGTCCCCCGGCTGGAGCGCCGCCTGCAGCGCCGCGACCACCCCGCCGGCCGCCCGCTCCACGCCCGTCTGCGCCCCCAACATCATCGCCTGCCCGATCCCCATGAAGACCACACTCGGCGATTTGATCCCCAGCAGGTTTTTCGCCGCATTGATCGCATCGTTCACCGTGTCTCGCGCCGCCGCGACCAGCGCGCCGGCCATGCTCTTGATCCCGTTCACCATCCCCTGGATCATCCCCCGGCCGATCTCCGCCAGGTCAATCCCCCTCAGAAACGCCGTGATGTCGTTCCACTTCTCCACGAACCACCCTTGCAGCTCATCCAGCTTGCCGCCGGTCAACAGATTGAGTTGCGCCAGCGCGGTCAGAATGATCGTCTTGATCCCGTCCCACAACCCGCGCGCCGTCTCTTGCAGCGCCAACCAGGCTCCGGCCCAATCCCCCTTGAACAACGCCAACGCCACCCGCAGCACGCCGAGGATTGTATTCAGCGCCGTCTCGATCAGCGTCGAGATGAACGTCCAGGTATTCCCCAGGAATGCCTGAATCTCTGCACCGTGTTCGGCCAGGAATGCCGCCACCATGCGCAGCGCCGGAATCACCGTCGCCGCGATGATCTGCACTGCCACGTTCACGATCTGGCTGATCGTCTGCCACGCGCCGCCGATGAATGCCTGGATCTCCGCGCCGTGATTCGCCAGGAACGTACCGATCGCCGTCAGCACCGACCGGATGATGCTCAGCACCGGCGGCAGCGCCGTCATCACCACGGTCTGAATGCGCGTCCAGGTGTCGGCCCACGTCCCGCCGATGCCGCCGCCCTGGCCCTGGAAAAGACCCTGAATAGACGCCATCGCCTGGCCGATAACCCCTTGCACCGCCCCGAACACCTGCATGGCGATCGCGCTGATGCGCGGCCAATTCGCCTGCACCCACCCCACCACCTGACTGATGACGTTCTGCACCGCCCCGAACACCTGCATGGCGATCGCGCTGATGCGCGGCCAATTCGCCTGCACCCACCCCACCACCTGACTGATGACGTTCTGCACCGCCCCGAACACCTGCATGGCGATCGCGCTGATGCGCGGCCAATTCGCCTGCACCCACCCCACCACCTGGTCGAGCCGCGGCATGATCCAATCCACCGCCTGCGTAATCGCATCCATCATCTGCAGACCCACCGGCGCCAGCCAGGTCGTGAGCTTGTTGCGCAGAATATCGAGCTTTTCGGGAAAATCCATCGTCTTTTCAGCCGTCTGCATGATCGCCCCATCAGCGTCCCCCAACGCGGCCACCAGGTCGTCAATCGCAAACCGCCCTTCGCGGATCGCCGCCACCATGTCTGGCCCGGCCCGCGCCCCGAACACGTCCATCCCCAATGCCAGGGCCTGGCTGGCGTCAGTATTGTTCTTGATCGCGTCGAAGGTCTCCAGCAGGTTGTCGCGCAGGCTTTTGCCGCCGCCTGCTGCCGCCGCCTGCTGCGCCGTGTTCAACTGACCGATGTCGGTCGTCAGGCCCGCGATACTGTTCTGCGTCGCGGCGATGTCATCGTTCAGCCTGGCGATCTGCATCGCTGCCGCCACTCGTGCGCTCTCTTTCGTCTTGGCCCCGAATTCACCCTGGCGCAACGTCGCCACCTGGAGCTGCTGTTGCAGGCGAGTCAAATGCTCACGAGCCGCACTCAACGCCGCGCGCTTTTTGCCCAGCGCCTCTGCCGCCTCGCTGCTCTCGTTGGCAAATTTCCCCGCCGCGATGCGCAGGCTGCCCATCACCAGCTCGGCGTTCACCCCTTCTTTCTCCCACTTCCCGAAGAGCGCAATCGCCTCGTCCAACGAGAACCCCATCAGCCGCATGGGGCTGCCGAACTGCACCACCTTCTGCATCAGGCCCTCCATGCTGGCGCCGGTCGTCTGCTGCATCTTGAACAGCTTATCCAGCGTGCCCGCGCCCTCTGCCACCGGCACGCTCCAATCCCCCATCACCCGCGTGAAGAGCTGCGCATTCGTCGTCGCATCCCCTCCGGTCAGCCGGCTCACCTCCAACAACGGCTTGCCCAGGTCGGTCAACGCCTGCCCGGTGATGCCCAGCCGCGTGTGCAGCTCGCTCAGCGCACTGGCCGCCCGCGTCGCATCCGTCGGAATGCTGGTGAAGACCCCCTGCGTGTCGGCCTTGAGCTGCTCCAGCGCGGCCCCGGTCGCGCCCGTCTTCGTCACGATGGTATCGAACGCCTCGTCCATCGTCTGCCCGGCGTCGAAGGCCACCTTGCCGAGGCCCGCGACCGCCCCCGCCGCCGCTGCGAAGGGCAACACCTTGCCGATCGTGCCCAGCACGCCATTCAGCCCGCCGGCCGCCCGGGCAGCCTCATCGGCGCCCTTCTTGAACCCGCCCGCGTCAAGCCCCAACTTCACCAACAGCGTTGCCAGTGTCGCCATCGCTCCCATCCTGCTGCGCCGCTCGCGCGTCCGCGCCGCCGAACGCCGCGTTCAGCGCCTCGACCGTCGCCAACATGCCCTGCCAATCCGCCGGCGCGTCCTCTTCGTCAGGCTCCTCATCCCAATACCCGGGTACAAAATCAGCCGGCGCGACGGCCGGCTGATTCGAGGCCCGGTTGACGTTGGCCACGGTGGCCGCCACGATCCCCATCCGCAGGTCGGCCCGCGACTCGCCCAGCGGCTCCACCGCGTCGAATGCCATCCACTCCACCAGCTCCCTGCTGCTGATCCGCGCCAGCCCCCACGCCACGCTGGGCCACCCCAACGCCAACGCCAGCCGCAAATAAAAGCGCCGCTCGGGGCGCTCCCTTAGTTTTTTGTCAGCTCCTCCACGTCCTCCGCGCTCAGCCCCGCCAGCCTGGCCGCCGCATCGTACACCCGCCCCAGCGCCGCCGCCGACTTCTTCCCCAGCGCCGCCACGTCCGCCTCGCTAAAAAGGCGCTGACCCTGCGCATCCACCATGCTCATTGCCGCCAGCTTCGCCCGGAAGTTTGCCAGCTCCACGCTGAACCCCCGCTTGCGCTCGATGAGGATCCCCTTCTCGAACTCGTCTCGCTCCGCGCCGGTCAGCCCGCGCACCCACACCGTCCCGCCCCACTCCGGCACGTACACTTCCTCGGTCTGGATGTCCACCGCCGCCAGAATCGCCGCGCGCGTCAACACCTGCTTCTCCGCCATCCGTTCCTCCAGTTCCGCTAACAACGTCTTAGCCGCCCTGATCCCTGCCCCCTGCACCCTGAGCGGAGCGCAGCGCAATCGAAGGGCCTGCCCCGAGCCTTCCTGACCGCTGATTCCTGACCCCTGACTCCTGACTCCTGGCCTATGCCAGCGTCGGCTGCCCGGTGATCTCCAACCCCACACTCGCCTCCAGCTTCCCCTTCACCTTCGCCTTCGGCTGGAACTTCGTCACGAACGCGCTGAACGTCCAGGTCGTCGCCCCAGTGTCGGGAAAGACCAGCTTGAAGTTGCGCTTCGTCCGGTTCACCATGTCCTTGATCAGACCCGCGCTGTAGCTGTGCGTCGCGTGCGTCGGCACGAACCCGATCTCGAACGTCACGTCGCCCGCCTCCAGGATCGTCGCCACGCTCTCCTTCCAGCCGCCGGTGCTCGAGTGGCTGGTCGCCTCCTCCGTGTTCAGCTTCAGATCCGGCCCGCTGATGTCCTGCACCTCCGCGATCGTCGTGAAGGTCTCCGTCGGCGACCCCCCGTCGCCGATCTTCAACAACGTCCCGAAACTCGAAATCGCGCTCGTCATCTCCC